CTCATTTGCAAGACGAAGACGTGGGAACCGGAGAGCAACTCGAAGTGCGCGAACAAGAAGATCTTGCACCTATCCACGTTGCTCCCCAGCTCTTACGAAGACGTCCCAAGTGGTACAATCGACTTCTAGGTAAGGAGGACTCTGTCCTCGACACCGGTCGTTTGATCAATAGGTCAAAAGGCCAATTACCTGCCCATAAGGCAGATGATTACCGTGGAGGCCGCGATTCACAAAATCATCGTGATTTCCTCCAGGGTCTTGAGTGGCCTGAGCTCCTAGCTTCACTCATCATGAGCAAATTCCCATCATACCCCTCCCATGCTGTCTGTGTTGAACATATGCAGAAAGTTGCCACTAAGTGGTTAAGGGACAATGATATACATCTCGATAGAATTGCTGATCATGAGCAGATGGCACATTACACTCACCGCGTTCGCCACACTATTGGCCTTGCGGCTTCTGAAACTGATACCAAACTACATTTTCAGGAAAATAATGTGGACCACTCGAGATTCCCAAAGGGCTCCAAACTCAGAGGGTTCTTTAGCACAATATCGGGTTTCGTGAGAGCGACGAGAGCGCGGCTCGTTGGCCCACCGAACAACCAACCCCAACTGGATATACCACGCGGACGACGCCAGCGTGGATTCCCGATTATTGCGCAGGGCATAATTGCCTTAAACCAACCGCCGCCTGGAAGGGAGCAGAACTTAAATCTCCAGGCGGCACTAGCCTTACGGAGGTAAGGCGTTATGGTGAGTGTGCGGACACTAGCTATTTTCTCAGCCCATTTAGGTTAACCTTTGAAAATCCGCACACCACTTCTATACCGCGACAATGCCCTTGCAATGACGTTGTCGCGATGAGAAACCGCATTCTGGCTAAGCCAAAGAACAAATTTGATCCCAATGTGCGCACTGACAAACTAGCTCTAGACATTATCTCAGAGATGGCTGCTAAATTGAAACCTCACTACAAGTTGAATACACTACAGGAATTCCTGGATAGTAAGAAGGGTAAATTACGCACCAATTATGAGAAACATGTTCGTGAGATAGCTGAATCAGGTATTATACCATCGCGCGCCTGCAAAGTAGGCATCTTCAACAAAGTTGAGGATTATGGTGACGAAAGCTTATCCAAAGACCCTAGACCTATAGCTAATCGAGATACTAAGTTTAGTCTAGGGTATCAACGATTTACTGTTGGCCTTGAACATGCCATGCAGTTCCTCCCATCCATAATGAAGGGCCGTGATGCTAGACAACGAGGCATCGCTTTTCAACAAAGGATTTTATCTTTAGGTGGCAAATATTTGAAAACTGATTTTAGCCGTTTTGACTCTACGCAACACTTTGAGTTGTTACGCATGGTTGAATGCGGCATTATGCAGCATATCTTAAGCCCCGAAGATTATCTTGAGTTCGAATCCTATTGGTACTTCAAAATGTGGAAACACGGC